CATTTGGCTCAGGGGAATTGATCCCGTTGCGTTTAAACTCTGTCCAGCGGGTACTTCACGCGAGGGTAGAGGATCAGCTAGCCCGTCAGGGCTATGTAAGGCGGGTAGTTTTGAAGCCTAGGCGCTCTGGCCTTTCGACGTATGTAATAGCGCGGTTCTTTCTAGCCAGTTTGATTAGGAGCAACCAGCGGATCTTACTGGTAGCCAACAGCGAGGAGACCACCCGCACATTGTTCAACATGGTGCGGCTGATGGAGAGCCAGTTACCGGCGGCCTTCAAGCCATCCAAGCTCTATGGCAACAAGGGGGAGTTACAGTGGGGGACAGTCGAGGGTGGAGGCCGCAACACAAGGTATCGGTTAGCAACGGTAGGCGGTAGCGATGTAGTTGGGGACCAGATCAACTTTTTGCACTTGAGTGAGGTAAGCCGGTGGGGGAATGGGGCAGCGGACTACTGTGGAGCCTTGATGCGCACCACCAAGGTCGGGCATGGCGAGCAGATTTTAGAGTCTACAGCGAATGGGGTTGGGGGGCATTTCTACAACAGCTACTGGCAGGCAGCCGAGGGAGCGAATGCTTGGGAGGCTGATTTCTTTCCGTGGTGGAGTTTCAGTGACTATGTAAGGCCATTCCGCAATGAGGGGGATCGTGAGGCATTTCAAGCGAGTTTGGGGACACTGGAGAAGTATGGGGGTGAGGAGGAGGCTAGTTTACTGGGTCAGACGTACAAGATGGCAACTGGGGATACTGAAGAGATTTTTAGCGTATCGCTGGAGCATTTACACTGGCGGCGCAGCTGTATTAGTGATGTTTGTCAAGGGGAGCTGGACCAATTTCACCAGGACTACCCGTCATCGCCAGAGGAGAGCTTTCTCAGCTCTTCACGCTCTGTTTTTCGGCGCAGTGTGCTAACAGGCTGGCAGGCTCAGGCCAGAGAGGGGGAGCCTTTTGGGATTGAGCAGACTTTAGGTGCAATGCAAGAGCTACGTTTTAACCTGTTGCCAGAGCCTTTGGGGCCTTTAAAAGTGCATACGCCCCCAGTCTATGACCGTGAGTATCGGATTGGCTGTGATGTAGCCGAGGGGATTTTGACAGGTAGGCGGGATGCTGATTATTCGGTAGCAGTGGTGTTGGATGCCGTGACCTATGAAGAGGTAGCGACTTTGCGGCTACGCTGTGACCCCGACGAATTGGCAGGGCATTTGACGGCATTGGGGCGGTTTTACAATCAAGCATGGATGGTTGTCGAGCGCAACAACCACGGCATGGTTACAGTCAGGAGGCTAAGTGATTACTACCGCTACCCCAATATTTATGCAGAAAGGGTGTTGGATGAGCGTGGGAGTAGGCCAACGAGGAAGTTAGGCTTTTTAACCACCAAGCGAACTCGCCCACAGATTTTAGGCTTTTTGAAGGAGTGTGTCAGGGAGGAATGGCTGAGGGTCAAGTCCCCAGTGATTTTGCAGGAGATGTTACGTTTTGTAGTAGACCCGAATGGCAAGGAGCAAGCGCAGGAAGGGGCTCATGATGACACAGTAATGGCACTGGCCTTAGCGCTTCATGGTTGCCAGCAAATTCCGCCTTCTTCACGTTTTGCACAAATGGCAGGGGCTCATTATTTAGCCTATGACGCTACACGTTCACGGGGCTTCAGTGCTATGGAGGAAGAGATTGTTTAAATTAATGAGGACCTATGCCGACTAGAAAAAGGCAGAACAGACTGGATTGGAAGAGCCCTGTGCTTTTAGAGCAGATTATTGAGTTGAGTCAGAACGGGCTGACAAACGCTCAGGTAGCTCATTGTTTACGGATTAGCCCTCAGACCTTGCTAAAAAACGCGGATGCTTCTGATGAAGTAGCAGCTGCTTTGGCACAGGGTCGTAGCATTGGGGTTCGCAGAGTAGCCAACAAGCTTTTTGAGGACGCTTTGGAGGGCAACACTAGGGCTCAGATGTTTTACCTCAAGGCAGTTGGTGGCTGGCGTGAGACAGAAACGGCTCAGGTTTCGGTGGCAGACCGTGCCGATGCAGCTTTTGCCGCAGTCGAGAAGGAGGAGATGGCAAGGCTGAAAACCATGAAGGAGGAAGGGCAGGCCGCTTTGCAGCAAATTGCCGAGCAGCTCAGTAACCGACAAGGAGTAGTCAATTGAGTGTCTATGGCGCGCAAGCCTCAATGACCGAGTCGGGAGACCCGTTGGTGATGCTGATCAGGGAGAAGTTTTCTTTGGCGCAGCAGTCTCGCAATGATGTAGAGGTGGAGCGTTGGCAACCTGGGGAAGATGCCTACCAAGGCAGGCTCTACCAGACTCTGCCCACTAGCAGTCAGCAGGTAGATATCCGTTTCAACCTGACAAGACGAAAGGTTCAGGGGGCGGTTGCCAAGATCACCAGCATGCTTTTTGAGGGAGGCGAGATTCCTTTCAAGATGCGGACTTCCCGCCATTTACGTTTTATCCCTCCAGACATGCTGCCTGGGGCTCATTTGATGACCCAGATGAGTGAGGAAGAACGGATGCAGTATTTGCAGGCAGCACAGGGTTATGCGCAACAGGCAGGAGTAGACATTGTAGCAGAGCTGGAGAATCGCCGAGCTGCCTTGGAGAACCGGATTCGGGATATTTGTGAGCAAACGGATTTTCAGGGTGAGTTGCACAATGCCATCCACGAGATGTGCTTACACGGCACAGCGATTATGAAGAGCCCTGTTTTGGAGTATCGCTCTCATCCGGTCTACAGTGGGAAGTTTGTGGGACCGATGGATTATCAGCTGGAGCAGTTGCTCGAAAGCGAAGTGGTCCCAACCACCCAGTATGTGAGCTGCTTCAACATCTTTCCTGCTCCAGAGGCCACCCGCTTTGAAGATGCAGAGTATGTGATTGAGCGCAAGTTTCTCTCAACGGTACAAGTCCGCCGTCTTTTGGAAGAAACTCAAGGGGCTTATGATGTGGAGGCAGTATTGGATGTCTTGGAGAGGGATGTGACAGTGATTGGAGGCGATCAGTCATCTCCACCTGATCCAGTAAAAGGCAAGGCCACTTTTGATAACCGCAAGATGGAGATGCTGGAGTTTTACGGCTATCTCGACAAGGCCGATCTGGAAGAGCGGATGGACACAGAATGGCTTGGAGACGCCGAAGTTTTCCCAGTTAAGATCGTTATGTTGGGAGACAGGGTCATTGAGTTGGTGCCCCATCCTTATGACGGCGTTTGCCCGTACTCTGCGGCGTATTGGCAACGGAATCCTCAAAGCATTTGGGGCGATGGGATTTATTGGGCCTTATCAGATTTGCAGGACCATGCCAACTTTGCTCTATCAATGTATGTGATGGGGAAACACTTGGCAGCAATGCCGATGATGGTAGCAGATGAAGCTGCTTTTGCTCCAGGCGAAAACTTTCAAGATTTGGGGCCAGGCCGAGTCTTTCGGGCAAGGCCAGGGCAGGCTGACACGGCAATGCGGAACCTAATTGTGCCAGATGTGTCACAAGGGCTTTTGGAGTTGTTGCAATACTTGGAAAGAGAAGCGGATTTGATCACCAGCCAGCCAGCGCTTGGCACAGGTGATTCCAGTAAATATCAGACGCAGACTGCTACAGGGATGTCCTTGCTGAATAGCAATATGAATCGGGCAATGGGGACAGTTTTAAGAAGTGTGTCGGCAATGATCCAACAGTGCATTGACCATGTATACCGCTGGTTGATGACAGACAGTGATGATTACCGCATCAAACTGGACTGTGAAGCCTACTCCACTGGCTACGACAGGTATGTTGCATCAGAAATCCACAACCAGCAGCTCTTGCAGTTTGTGCAGTTAATTGGAGCCATGCCAGTTTTGGAGAGGCACATTGATGTCAGGCATCTCTTGCCATCAGTTTTAAGAGCCTACCGCTTGGATCCTGAGCTGCTGCTGAAGCCTGAAGATCAGGTGGCACAGGAACAACAGGAAGCCATGGAATCCCAGCTCAAGTTGCAACTGGCAGAGGCTGAAATCATCAATGAGCGTAAACGCTTGGAGTTGCAACACGAAGTGGCACAAGGCGAGAGTGATGCCCGATTCAGAGAAATGCTTTCCATTGGCAAGGATCGGCGGCGTTTGCAGATGCAGGAGCGGCTGGAGCGTCTGAAGAATGGCGATATGTTGGGGGATCCTGGCGATCTTTCTCAGCACAGCTATCTCCTCAAGGATCAAGTTTCCCGTGCCGAAGAACAACAAGTAATTGATCAAGAATATGACACTGCCCTACAACGACAACGAGTCGGTGAACTCGAAGCTGCCCTCGCACCTGAAGGGGGAGCAGGACCTACAGCCCAACCAGCTCCACGACCTGTTGATCAGCAGAGAATGGCGATGGGTGGAGGAGCAAATGCTGCTCAAATGCGAAGAATCCCTCAAACGGGTGACGAGCGATCCGGTGACCCCAGAGTCGCTACCAACCCACAACTTCAACCTAGGCAAACGGCAGGGCCTGCTGGAATTCCGGCAAAGCCTTTATGATTTGCTAAACACTTACTTATCTAAAAAGCAGTGACCACTGCAGAAAGACCCTATGGCTGCTGACCAAGCAAGCTCAAAAAGCTCATACACGATGGATGAGCTGCAAGAAATTTGGGATTCGCGGGATGCAGATGACCAATCTGTTGAAGCTGAAGCCCAACTGGCAACTCCTGACCCTCTGGAGGCTGTGCCAAAAAGCGACAAGCCCAAGGCAAGAGGCAAGGATTGGGAGACAAGACATCAATTGGCTACTGAGCACATCAAGAATGTTGAGGCTGAAAACTCTTTATTGCGAACGCAAACAACACAAGTGAATCAGCAATTACAGCAGATGCAGGCCCAGTTAGACAAGTTGTCAAAGACAAAAGAGGAGCCCAAGAGTGATGGAGACCTGAAGGCGGTTGACCAGCCTGCAGAAAGGTCGAAGGAACATCAGGAATTCCTCAAGGATTTTCCGGTGATCAACGAAGTGATTGCCACGGAAACCAAAAATGCGATTAGCCGAGAACTAGCAACATTATTACCTGAATTCATGACAAACGTCCGAGGCGAGTTTGGCGTACTTCTCAAGGAACGCTCTGATTATCAGAGAGCCTTGAATGCTCAGAAACGTCATCAACTTACCAACGAACGCCTTGGCATCACCAACGCTCTGGAAATAGACAATTCTCAGCAATGGGGACAGTGGGTTTCGGCCTCACCCCAACGACTGAAAATTGCTCAAGCAGGGGTAATGGACGGCCATGAAAGTTATGAACAGGCTGCAGAAGATTTTGCTGCATTGATGCGCGAATTTCTGATGCAAAAACCGGAAGTTGGGAAGGTGGCTGAGACCACAGCTGCACCTCAGTCCCAATCTGCACCTCCTCGACCAAGGACGGCTGCTCCGGTAAGAACTCCAAATGC